TTAGGACTTACTATTTGGGTCTAAATTATTGAAGGTGAGCCCAATTTTCTTTAGACGTTCATCGGTTGATTTTGAATAAGTATTTGCTGTGGTTTCGAATTTTTGATGTCCTAAAAACTCTTGTAATGTTTTCATATCGATGCTTTCTGTTAGATAAGTTGCAGCTGTATGACGCATTTCATGGATCGTTATTTTTTTTGAACCCGTGATTTTCAATATGCCTAGCCCAGAATTGGTTGATTGTCTTAGGATTAAAAGGGGTCCCATCAGCATTTGCAAATAATAAACTAACTTCGATTTCGTTATGATCCTTGATTGTTTTAAACGACGGTCCAAGCATTTTCTTTTCATGTAGGCGTTCAGCCTGATATTCAGCCAGCAGACTGCAAACGAATGCAGGAAGAGGGACAGCTCTTTCTATGCCGCCTTTTGTCTCTTTGAGTTTATAGCCGGCACTTGTTGTTTTTTGTAGCGAGCGGCGCACAATAATGTAACTATCATCTATAAAAATATCCTCTTCCATATCTAACCCAAGCAGTTCACCTTTACGCAATGCTGCGCTTAAGAATATGCATATAATAACTTTGTGTCGCAATAATATATCCTCATTTGCTAATAAGGAAGAGAAAAAAGCTTCTAATTCGCTTTTATTGTAGACGGTTCTTCTAATGCGTGATACTTTAGGGGTTGGAATATCAACCATATTATTTTCTTTTATGAAGCGCCATTTTTTGGCCCATTTAAAAACACTTCTTAAAATGCGGTGTCGTTTCTCTAGAGATGAAGCAGACATGCCCTCTTCTTTTTTTTTCGTCAAAATATTTTTTTTAAAAGGAACAATGATATTTCATCTAGATAGAATGATCCGAAATACACAATGATATCTTTTTTCAATATATAGTTGTAGTTTTCTCTCGTGGTATCTTCCAATTTTTCAGCAGCGTAATGCTCATCCCATATCTTTGTGAAAGCTTTAAAAGACACTTTGCTAGGCTTCAGATAATCCCCGCTTTTTACCTCCGTTGTAAACTCTGCTAAAAGGTCATTCGCTTCTGTTTTTATTTTTTTGCCTCAACAGTTCTCATTGCTGGGGTGCGTCGTTTGCCATCTGCATCATAGCCTAACTCTACTTTTAAACGCCAGTTCTTTCCTCGCTTTGTTACACTGCCCATAATTCCCACTCCTAAACGTACATACGTTCTATTTTTAAGGCTAAAGAAAAGCCCGTAGGGGCGATTCTTATTTTAAATTATACGAAATTCTTCCGTATTCTTTATCAGAAACGACATCAGAGTATACTAGTTCTACTGGTGTTGTCTCATCATCCAGTTCATATGAGACTGCACTTTTTACGGTGCCACCGATTTTTATTTTTTCTGATTGAGAATCTAAAAATTGATCATCTGGTAATGAACCAACGTTTAATTCATTAATACTATCCGGGTTATTATCTTGAAAGGCCTGAATTAGACTTATCCAATTCATCGGCGTTACATCTGCGCCAGAAATATTAGTAATATCATACCAAAAAGCAATAACTGGTTTTTCGCCGTATTCATTACCTTTTTCACCAGGTTTAATTACTTTATGATTTGTTATTTTTATTTGGAGCTCTGAGTTTTTCAATATATCATTCTCAAATTTAGGACTAATTTTTTCAGCCTCTGCATATTCTTTTTCTAGCTCTTCCGACTTGGCTTTGGCTTCCTCTGGCGTTGAATTATAGTCATTACTTGCTTTAGTGTCTTCTTCTCCACATGAAGCTAATAATAATGTTGTTAATGCAACCCCCGTAAGCAAAAACTTCTTATTCATTTCATCTACTCCCTTTTGTTTTTTATATAAACGCATTGCGTAAATACTAAATAAATCGTTCCATCTCCATGGGAATACCAATAGCGCGTAATAAATTTTTCTTTGTTTCGTAATCGCTACGATTTATACCATGAATTAATAGATAGGTCGCAAATTCATGCGCTTGCTTTTCTGCTTTACTAAGCATAGTCCAAGATGTATTTCTTAGGTAAGCAGCGTTTGAATTAGGATGTAGAATCGCATGAGCAAGCTCATGGGCTATAACAAACCTAACTCGGTGTTCTGGCAAGCGATTATTGTAGTAAATTAATTTATTGCGCCTTAAGTATTTATATATTCCATTCATATCTTCGTGCATATCCCAACTTATTAAAAGAATGCCTAAAATATCGCAGAGTTCAACTGGCTCGTTTGTCCCATGTTTATTTATTAAATCTGCAACCTCTTTTTTTACCCACAATAGGAGTCACCTACTTATTTTTATCATCATCCACTTTATATTTTTTCGGTGTGTATTTTCTATTTACTTTTGTAACAGTTTTTTCGGCATGTTCGAGAATATCCATTAAACTGTCTAATGCATCCTCGGACAGTGGTTCGCCATCAAACATTAATGCGCCAGATGAAGCTAAATCTTGCTTCATTGCATCTATTCTTTTCTTAATATCATTATCCTCTTTAACTGTAAAACCTTCAGAGTTTAACGATTTACTGTCGCTTCTTCCTAAAAGGTAATCAATTGAGACATCATGAAATGAAGCTAACTTATTTAATGTTTCAGTATCAGGTTCATTACGCTCGTTTTCTAAGTGAGAATAAGCGGATCGTGATATATCAAGTTTATTCGCCATCTCTTCCTGGGTCATATTTAATGAATTTCTAAGTTGTTTTAATCTATTTCCGAACATATTTTCGCACCGCCTTTCTCTATATTCTAACAAATAAATGGTACATTGTGTACCCGAAAGTATAAAATTCTCCAAAATGTATCTAAAATGCTTGACGGTACATTTTGTACCGTGTATAATATGATTTGTTAGGTACGAAATGTACCAAATGAGAGGAGGGGCGTAATTGAAAAATTCTTCGAAAAAAAACAAGAATAAATTTGAAAAATGAAAGAATAAAATTGAAATTAACTCGCAGAAATCTCGCAAATAAGATTGATATATCAGAAGAAACAATAAAAAAAATTAGAAACAGGAGATAGAAATCCAAGTGTTGAAACCGCAAAAAAAATTCGCTCTATTTTTTGGAAAGCAATTAGATTATTTATTTCCAGATATTTTTTTAATTAATTTTGATACAAAACGTGACAGACGGAAAGAAAAGAAACAGCATAAATAATCATACCCCACAGCCCTGTAACACGCGCATGAAATTTGTGACAAAAAATTGGAGGTAATAAATTATGAAAAAAAGATTATTAAGAGCAGATGTACAAATACTTTTAAACAACCGCGAAGAATGCGAAAGAGTTATTTTAACAAACTGTAACTTAAGTAAATTAGACTTATCACACATGGATTTACGAAATGTTGATTTTTCAGACTCAAATCTAGATGATACGAATCTTTCTAATTCGGACATTACCCATGCTGTATTTTACAACACGTCAATCAATGGCGCGCGAGGCTTGAACATGTTCGCGATTCACGGCGTTTCTGAAATGAGAGAATCTATATATTATCATCCCGCGACCGATCAAGTTTGGATTGCAGGCACAAGGATGACATTGCAATTTTTTAAAGAAGAATACGCGGAGCCTGGAGAAGATTATATTAACGAACATTCACTAGCAGAGTTTCAAAGCACATTTGCATTCTTTAGTTCAATTGAAAGTATTTCAAAAGCTAGAGAAGCAGAAGAAAATAGTCATTTTGTTGATGAGTATGACGCGGAGGAATTCGTAAAAGAAGAGACAGAAACAATTGAAAAAAAAGTCCATGGAAACAATAATTATCGAAAGCCCAATGGATTTATACAGTAAAGGATTTGAACCACAGACACAAGCAGATGAGTATGCTATTAAAATGGCATGGCTTCAACGGCATGAACTGAATTTAGATAAAGAAACAAATTGTATTTCGACTAAGGAAAGAGGTTTTATCGCCAATGTCATGATGGCAGCTTTGTGTGCGACACCATTAAGAAATGTTTTATAGGAGGTGAAAAATTGAATAACAAAAGCATAAAAGCTTCCGCAACAGTGGCTACAGCGTTTCAATACTTAAGCGATGATTTACAGCAAAAACAGATCAGCGCAGAGTTGAACACGAGCCGGCCGCAAGTATCTAACTACAAGCGCGGCACCCGTAAAATGCCCGCAGATATTGCTAGTAAGAGCATAGAAGTGTTCGAGAATGACGAATACACGACAGTGCTAGTAAGTGAGTTTACAAGCGGCGCAACGCCCCCGCTTATGCGAGGAGAAGCTATAGAAGCGCACAGGCTTGCATTAATACAGCATTACATCATTGAGCAAGAAGAAGCAATCAAGACTATCAAAGACAACATAATATTACTATCCATGCCTATTGAGTCACTAGATACAGATCAGAAGCAAAATGTTAAGACAATCCTGTTAGAAGTTGCAGACGGTGTAACAATGTCATGGAACGCATTCATTAAGCTAACAAACGATTACGGTTACACAGCTAAGAAAATATTCAAAAGTCGCGAAAAAGATTGGAAAGTTTGGAAATGGTTGAGAAACGAGGTGATTTAAATGTCAACAAAAGTAAAGCAAGCAGAATCGACGGAAGTAGTTATTAAAGATGTGAATAAGATGACGGTTCCCGAGTGCGCTGCTTACCTCGAAAAATCAACCGACACGATTTACAAGATGGCGAGAGCGAAGGAGCTACCGCATTACAAACTTAGAAATAACTACTATTTTCAAAAACGTTTTTTAGACCGCTACAGAGAACGACAGCAGGAGGTAATGATGGAACAAATTGAAGCCAAATGGCAACTAGAAATAGAGGTGAATTAAGTTGGTATGGTTTTTTCAAATCTTAGGGATTGTAACAATGCTTGCATTCACGTTACTTGGCGTTATGTACACATTAGATAAAATCGCGGAGCATGTAGAAAATAAAATGAAGGAATCGAAAGGGGATGCCGTAAATGTTAATGATAACGACAGTCGTACAAGTACTAGTATTCATGCTAGCCGGAGCCTACGTTATAGAAAAAGTGTGTAACCAAATCAAAGAAGTTAAGCGTACAGGGTTCCAAAAGTGGTATTTCAGAGGACATAAAGATGTTTGAACCATACGGCTATTACGTGGTTGGCATGATCATTTTTATATTCTTTGTTGCAATACTAACTATCTTTAAAAAGGAGGACTAAGCTTTGACAGAAAAATTTAATTTTAAGACGAGAATAGGTGTTAGCGGCATAGCAACCAAGGTCGAAGAAAACGATGAGTACCACGTTAAATGGATTGAAAGACCAGGTTTTAACCTATTAAAAACGGAAGCTGTTTTCACTATCCCAAAGGTTAGCCAGTTGTTAGAGTCCGGAGAATGGTTCATTAAGGAAGTGGAGGACGAAAAGATGAATAGGTTAGAAGGACTGCAAAGACAAACGATGGAATTACACAGTGCATATGCTATGAAACGCTTCGAGGAAAAAACGATTAAAGAACTAAGCGACAAGATCAAAAACGCGGCTAGCTTTGGTAAAAGCAATGTTTTTATTCACAGTGAACTAGTTGCAAACGTAATAAAGTTGGATTTAATGTCTGATTTGAACAATGAAGGTTTTGAAATTATGCACCATGCAGATTCTTTAGAAGTAAGCTGGACAAAAAAAATAAACTCGTGCGTCAACACGAGTCAATAAGGTTACTCACCTATCAATTACTTATTACCATTATAAGTGAGTAACCCCAAAAATACAATGAATGGGGTTTTTGTTATGAAAAATATCGGAGAAGTAAAATTTAATGAAGTGCGTCAATTAACGGAACAGGTAAATACAATTTGTGATTTTAACGCTGGTATTAAAACAATGTCAATCAGTATTAACGATTTAGAAGATGGTTCATGTGATGTTGTATTTGGTGGTTCGGGCAGTAGGACAGATTTTCTCCGGATGTATGCGATGTTAACGGAAAATCTAACAAAGCAGCTTTACAAAATGCACCCATGTGACTGTATTCCGGTTGGTTTGCAAGCTGCTGCGGGAGTTGGCATAGCGGAAGGACTAGAAGAGGCGATGAAAGAAGGTGAATAATATGAACATGCAAGTAGAGACAGCGCGTCGCGAACGTCTCAAGGTTCACATGCTACTTGCCGGGGTGACCAACTCCGGTAAGACGGTTAGCGCCTTACTGATTGCAAAAGGGATTATTGCAGAAATGTATCCGGATTTACAAGAAAGTGCTCAATGGGGGTTAATCGGCGTCATCGATACAGAACACAGGCGTGCATCACTTAATGCGCAAAAGCAAGTAGGTGAAACAAAAATAGGCGAATTTCATGTTGTAAATATGGATGCACCATATACAGTTGAACGCTATGAGGGAGCATTTGGACTTCTAGCTAGAATTGGATGCCAAGTTATCATAGTAGATTCCATTACGCATAATTGGGAAGGCCTAGGGGGAATCCTCCACAAAGTCGATCAGTCTGGCGGACAATTCAGCGCGTGGGGGAAAGTGAAGCCTGATCTAAAACGATTTCAGGACTTACTTGTTAGTAGTCAGATGCATGTGATATCAACAGTAAGAGTCAAACAAGATTATGTAGTAGTTGCGAATGAAAAAGGAAAGATGGCCCCTGTCAAAGTCGGACTTAAGAACATTACAAAAGATGACCTGGATTATGAATATGCAATTGCTTTTAGGCTTGAAGCGGATCATATCGCTTACCCTGTCAAAGACAACTCGGATATTTTTACGGAACCAACCCACCTAACCGAAGAACACGGGAAGAAATTGTACAAATGGGCAGAGCAGGGCGTGGATGTTGCGGAGGAGCAGAGAAAACAGCGAGAAGAAGAAGAGGCAATGCGCCAGCAATTCTTAGCAGAAATCATTGAACACATGCCGAATGCAACAGTATCGCAGTATGTTGCAGATATGGCATTTCAAATGCGGGTACCATTAGAAAATTTCAATGTAGAAACGATGTATCATCTAAACCAAAAAGTAAAGGAGATTATAAACAATGGCAATATTCACAACGGACCACAATAATACGGGATTTGAAAGAGTGCAGCCAGGGACATATGAAGTTTATGCGCATGATTTCCAAGTATCTCAAGCGCGATCAGGAAATCAAGTATTAAACATGTTTTACACAATACGAGAAGATGTAATCCAACCTCACCAGGGTAATAAGATTAGTTATGATCAGTTTACGCTTACCGAAAAAGCCGAATGGAGATTCAACGCAGCATTAAAATCGGCAGGAGTGCCCCACGGTGTTCCTTATGAGAGCTTAGAGCAGATTGGCACCGCACTAATCAACAAAGATTTAAAGGTAATTGTAGAAATGGAAAAGCCTGATCCAGCAAACCCAAACAAAAAACTATACCCACAAATTGTTGAATTTCATCAAACGGAACAACCAAATACACACAATCGCCCAGCGCCTACGCTTGTACTAGCATATCAACAACCTGCCTACAATCAGGGGCAAAATAATAATAGCAACGGATTTAACCCAGGACAGGTATACAATCATGCGCATCATTTACAAGGGCAACCAGCCATGCCGCCTCAACAGCAACAAGGCTATAACAGTGCAGCGTTTGGCGCACCAGCATATCAACCACAATCAGCGCCAGTAACACCACCACCGTTCCCGCCCGCACCAGCGCCAAATGCGGCACAAGGTAATGCAACAGGTACACAACAGTCATTTATGATGCCGCCAAAAGAGGAGCCTAAAAAAGGCGGATTAACCATCGATCCTAACGATTTACCATTCATGTAAGAAATAAATCCAACCAGAGCAATCTGGTTGGAAAGAATGGAGGTGTGGACGAGATTGAACATTAATTATTTAAAGGAAATCAATGCTTTTCACGATTGGCTCGAAATAAATCCAATTAGCTCAACAACACAAAGTTTGTGGTTCCATATTATGAATATCGCAAATAAGTGTAGTTGGCCATCCGAATTTACAATTGCCAATCCAACGTTACAAGCAAAGTTAGGAATTTCCAGAGGCACGTTAAACGAACATAGAAATATCTTGGTACAAAAGGGCAGGATTCAATATAAATCTTTAGGCAGAAATAAAGCAGGTGTGTACAAACTCATTTTATTCTATGGTTCAAATAATGAACTAGTAAAAGGGTCTAGTTCAATTATTGAACCCGAGAACAACCCGAACCCGACTCCACACCAACCCGAACCCTTACCTTTAGTTAAACTAAACAAAAACGAAACGAAACAAACAGTTGAGAATCCATTTATGCACTACCAGAAGAAAATGGGTCGTGATCTATCTGGTACAGGAATACAAAAATTAATGAACTGGATTGAACTGGATAAAATGCCCGAGGACTTGATAAACTATGCAATTGATATAACGGCACAGGAATCAAGCAACCCTAAAAAACGAAAAACGAACCCTGAAAACTATATTGATGGCATTTTGAAAAATTGGGCTCGTGATGGGATTAGAACCTTGGATGCTGCTATCTCGGAAAATAAGCCCGATAAAGTTGCAAGTGGATCGGATTTTGATTCTATTCTAGAAAAATTAAAAGAGGAGGCGGCGGCAGGTGGAGCTAATGCAGGCATATGAGCTAATAGAAATGATTTCAAGCGCGTACATTAATTTTAAAAAAAACAAGCGATGAAAAGACTTTGCGCTTATGGTCTGATTTTTTGGTAGATGCTGATTATGAGAAATCTAAAGCAGCGTTAAAACAGCATATTAAAACAAAGAAGTTTGCCCCGTCTCTTGCTGATTTTTCGATACCAATCAATTCAGATTCGGAAAATTCTCAAGCGGAAATGAAGGCCTGGGAAATCATTGAGCAGAGTGTTGCGAAAGAAATGAAGAACTATGTACCTCCTGATGTTGACAAGATGCCGATTAGTGACGAATTAAAACAATATTTAAAAGCAAATCGGCGAAATGTAAGAACTCCATTTAAATCAAAGTTAACCGTTGCGCAGGAACAAGAACGAAAAGCATTTTTACAAAAGCAGATTGATGAATTAGCCAAACGAGAGGAGAGCAGCCGATGAATAATTTTACATCGAGCGAAGCTGAACAAGCAGTTTTAGGCGCTGTTCTTCTTGATCCTAGCATTTTTCCGGAAATTCGTTTATTACCTGAACATTTTTTTTACAAAATACCATTCAAATGTTTTTGAGGCCATGCAGACGCTTCACGAAAAGGGTGTTCCAATTGATATAATCAGCCTCTTTCAGCAATTAGGTGGAAACGATTTGGTTTATTTGACACAGTTATCAGCTGTAACCCCTACAACGGCGAATTTCGCGTACCACGCAAAGATTGTAAGAGATACTTTCAATAAACGTAAGAAGCACACAATTGCAACAACCTATTTAAATGAACCAAGCGATGACAATGAAATGGCTTTGCGTGAAGCCTTGTTGCTAGATGATGAAGATGAAGAAGATGCACAAGAGCGAGGATTTTTAGAAGTTGGACCAAAAATAATTGAGAAAATTTATGAAGAAGGATCAGCTAGAAAAAGTACGATGTCAACGGGATATATTCACCTTGATAGAGTACTTGGCGGTTTAGAGCATGAAGATTTGATTATTGTAGCAGCTAGGCCTTCCGTCGGTAAAACGGCATTTGCGCTAAACGTTGGTTTTAACGTTGCTAATTGTGAGGAAGGGGCAGTAAGCATATTCAGTGCTGAAATGTCGAAAGAAAAAATAACCTATCGCTTACTTAGCAATATGATGGCAATGGATGCGTCAGTTTGGAAAGACCCTTATAATCGTTTGTCGGTTGAAGATAAAGATAGGGCGTTGCGGGCGTTCACTCACATTAGCAAATTACCCTTGAATATAGTTGCTAAAGCCGGCCCAAATGTTTTGGATGTCGAAAAAGAAATCATTCGAAATAAAAAAGAATATCCGGATCTAAAACAGTTAATCGTCATTGACTATTTAGGATTAATGTCATCCGTCGGAAAATACGAAAGACACGATTTAAAGATAGGAGCCATTACAGGGACTTTAAAAGGTCTGGCAGTCAAATATCAGGTATGCATTGTTTTGCTCTCCCAGCTTTCGCGTGGGGTCGAGAATCGGCAAGATAAGCGGCCTATGTTGTCAGATATCAGGGATTCCGGAAATATCGAGCAAGATGCTGATAAGGTAGCATTCTTATATCGCGATGACTATTATGAGCGGAATAGTGAGTTGAGCGGGATTATTGAGATCATTGTTGCAAAAAATCGTGATGGTACGACCGGCACAGTAAACCTTGCCTTTATGAAAAAGTTCAGTAAATTTAATTCCTTAGCTGTTAACTGAAAACCCAGCCAACAGGCTTTAACATACAACCAATTTTAGGAGGAATCGAAACATGGAACTAATCAGGTTAAGTTAGACGAAATTGCAGACGGCGCAGCGCCAGCTTTGTTCGAAAAAGCCGCAGAGGCGGTAATGGAGAACATTTATAATCCTAATACGGATGCCACGAAAAAAAGAAAGGTGACACTTGAATTTGTTTTCACACCAGGTAAAAAGCGTGATCAGTCTACTGTGAGTGTTCAAGCTAAAACAACGCTACAACCAATTGTTCCAGTCGAAACAACTGTTATTATCGGCGTAGCAAACGATGGCAAGGTTGTAAGTAACGAATTGAAATCAGGTGCAATTGGTCAGAGTTACATGGATGTCGATACTGGCGAAGTAAAAGACGACATAGGAAAACCGGTTGCTTCGGACGGCAAAGTTTTAGATTTAAGACAAACAAAATAATAAAAATATTGGAGGAATAGACAAATGGAAAAAGATGCATTGCAATACTTAGTGGATTTGAACAAAGAATATGAGGTTGTCGATGGGAGAACATTTATTGATCCTGATTTGCGCGAGGTCAGACAAGAAACGGCATCCCCATTCGGAATCAGTACGTTATCGGGGCTAGTAGATTATATTCAATCAGAATTTGACGGTGACGATACTGTGATGGTCCAAGTCGTATCTCCTAAAAAAGTACGGGTTTTAGGGCAAATGAACGCCAATAAAGAGCGCGATAAATTTGTTAATGTTGAAGCTATTGTACCGGATTTTGACTATGGAAGATTCCACGACATGGAGGATTTCAATATAAAACTTCAATCGCTATTTTTACCAGGGCCGGACCGCGCAGTTATTTTGCAAGTTGTAGGAAATGTTAAAGAGGAAGATGTGAGAAGTTATGGAGATAACGGCGTTTCTCAAAGTGTTGTAGCAAGTACTGGTATTGCGAATGTTGAAAATATTTTAGTACCAAATCCAGTGGAACTAGCACCGTATCGAACATTTACGGAAGTTGAACAACCCAAATCGCTATTTGTATTTAGAATGCAGGATGGACCACGCGCAGCATTGTTTGAAGCCGATGGAGGGGCTTGGAAAAATCACGCAATCAAAGGGATTGAATCCTATCTAAAAGATAAATTAAGTACGGATATTGAAAATGGCCGCGTTCACGTAATCGCCTAATGATGCGAGGGCGGGAAACCGCCCTTAAAAAAAGGAGGCATGTCATGTCAGTTAAACCAATTTTAAATTATCCAGGTAGTAAGCGAAAAATGGCTAAGTTGCTAGCAAACAAGATGCCAGGGCATAGCACATATTTAGAACCATTTGCCGGCAGCCTTGCAATGTTATTTGAAAAAGAAAAGTCGATTAAGGAAACGGTAAATGATTTAGATGGTCGTGTAGTCAATCTGTTTAGAGTTATTCGAAATCATCCAGAGGAATTAAAAAGATTGTTACAGTATACGCCATTTAGTCGAGAAGAGTACCAAAACAGTTACGTTGTAAATGATGATCCGATAGAGGATGCCAGACTGTTTCTAGTTCGTTGTTGGATGGCAATAGGCGCGAAAACATCAGATATTACAGGTTGGCGGTCTTGCATTGCACCAAATTCACCAGATACACCGCGCCAATGGAACTCACTACATGATCGAATTGATCCGATTGTAGAACGATTGAAGGATGTTCAAATTGAAAACCAAGATGCTTTGAAATTAATTGAAAGGTATAACCGTCCATACGTTTTTATTTATGCTGATCCGCCTTACCCACTATCGACACGATCGAATAGAATGTACGCCAATGAAATGACAGATGACGATCATATGGCGTTACTCGAAAAGCTCAAGGAACATACTGGGCCGGTTTGGTTGTCCAGCTATGAAAATGACTTGTACAATCAAGAACTTCCAAATTGGGAAAAACGCCACTACATCATGACTGCTGAAGCTGGTGCATCGAGAACAGAAACGTTGTACATCAATCCGGCCGGAGCAAAAGAAATTGATAAATTGCCAGTATTACGTGGTGAAAATGATCAACTTGATTTATTTAAGGATGTGAGGACATGAGTGAAGGTATGAAGGAAACGACGCATGATATTGACATGATGATCGAATCCCTTGAATACACAAATTACGCTACACGAGAAGAGTTAGAGGGTAAAACGCCAGAAGAAATAAAGGCCATGTTTTATCAAATGCGGGCTGAAATTGATTGATAGCTAGGAGGCAACATGTTTTAAATAGTGAACAAGCTTTTAAGAAAGGAGAGACGCACGCATGAAAATTATTGTTATTACAATCTTAGTAGCATTAGTTTTAATTCAACTATGTTTGCTTTTTAAGCAGATTAGCAAATATCGTAAGGGCGAAGATACGTTTTATTTAACGATTCCCATATTAATAATTACGGCAGTGGTGTTACTAATAAATGTGTTGAGTAGATTTCTGGTATAGATTATCGGGTTATTAATTAAAGGCTTATTTTGGACATGGGGTGGTGAAGAGTTGAAAATTTACAGAAAAATAAATAACCAAACTATCAAAAGCATTGTGATACTAACGAAAAAGGGCGTAGGCATACAACTCGCTTATCACCCGCCTCATTATTGGAAAAACAAACTACGATTGGATGGCGGAGAAGATAGCCCGCCAGTTCCGTATATAGGTATTCAGAAATTCCAATTAAGAAGTGACCGGAAAGGAAGAATGTACAAGGCGTTTGGGTTGTATTTATATCCTTGCTGTTTAAGAATTACCAAAGTAATAGAGTAGGGAGGGCGGGGCAAGATGAACATTTCAAAGCTAGAAAAATTAGCAAACGAAGATCTCAACGCAAGAAAAGCAAGGGCTACGTTTTACGGGATAAAGTCGGACGAAAGTATAACCATTCTTGAAACAGAGCTGAAATTTCGTAAGTACGGGCTAAATGGTGAGATACCTCCAGAGTGGATAGAGCGATATGGAGAGGAGGAATAGCATTCATGGCAAAAAGATATAGAACACACAGAAAACTAGTCCATTTTACTGTAGTCTGTGAGAATGAGCAGTTTCCAATGTCATTAATAGTTCGAGAGAAAAAAGCAACTCTTGGAAGTGGCGATCTCATGGAGATGCAGAATAGGATGGTAGAGAGTGTGGTAAAAAACGAAGAAAATGTTAATAAGGATGATGTTATTGTTAGAATTTTGAGCCTATGCTCATTGTAATTATTTTTAGAAATTAATTTAATTAGGTCGAAATCGACCAGTTTAAAAATGGAGGAGTATAAAAATGAGTCATTTTACAGTAGCGGTAGTAACGAAAACAGGCTTCCAATAAAAGAGACTTTTGCGTTACTTACACCAGATGGAAAATGGGATGGTGGGCGATCGTTACAGATAAGAATAACAATTACAGTGAGGAGTACGACAAATTGATATTAAAACATAAAGACTGTTTTGTTACAATAGTCGACTGCCATATCTAATTTAAAAATATGTAGGAGGTAATGGAATGATTGAAAAACAGTTTGATACAGGTAATAAAACGGTGACACTTGAAATGGACATGACAATGCAGGATGAAACTGTATTTGAGGCAGGTATTCAATATAAGGTCGACGAAGATAGTTTTATACAGAACGGCGATGGTAGCGATATTCAGATAGCGGACATATTTGTGCCATTTCGTGTAGATGTCGCTTTGGCGGAGGAGGACGATGGGCATGACTGAATTACAACCAATATGCCAATCGTGTGATAAAAAATTTGTAAAGTGGGACGAGATTGTCATTTTTCGCGGTATTGCTTATCACAAGGATTGCTTACATGAAGTTCCTGGCGTATCTTCTTATTTTGATAAAAGTTTACAGCAAGAATTTTTAGGTACAGGTGAAGATGCGGATTTCGATGGCGATGCGTACGAACATTTTGAGGAATTAGAGGAGGAGGCGCAAGACTATGACGCAGAATGAGAAGGATAGAGAATGGCTTGATTATGTTGACGAGGAAATTAGAAAAAAAAGAACTATCGACAGAGGTTTTTTTTACTTTTCGAAGTATGGAAACTGGCAAACAGACTACTCACAGAGCGGGAGAATGCGGATGTTGTGTATAAGTTTGACCCTCCGAAAGACGGAGTGCGAGACGAATTTACAAAAAAAGAGATACTCAAACGCATTGGCTGCCTCTATCGGCGGACGATCTTACACATGTAAGAGGCGTAAAAGGCATTTGGATTCCAGTTGAGGGGGCGAACAAAGAATGAATTGGAAAATCTATAAATATGAACTTGAAATAAAAGATTCGCAAACGATTGATGTTCCCGCTGAAAGTGTAGTTCTATCTATAAAAAATCAACATGAAAAACCTGTTTTGTATGTATTGTCAGACTTAGATTGTGAGCGTAAAGGATATATTAGAATTGAATGTCGTGGCACAGGACATCCCTGTACAGGTACAGAACCTTTCGAAATAGTAGAGACTGTATTACTCGATGATGGGAATTTAGTCTTTCATTTCTTTACGCACAGAATGCCAATACCATATAGACAATCGATAAGTTGAGGAGGCGGAGTAGATGAATATCATAAAAAAAGGTGATGTTGTCAAAGCAAAAATCTTAACATTTCTTATAGAGCCAAACGGCAACTTAGCTACGCATAATAAAGGTTCAAAGTTCCAAGTGATGAAAATTTACAATTCGAAAATGTTGCAGGTTAAATCGCTGTCAGGAATTGATGAGGGAACGATTTTGGTTTCAGATATCGAGGTGATGGGGTAGTTATGGCAATGAAATTTACGATTGGTGAAGTAGTTAAGTTTATTTTTAATAATAAATTTAGAACAGGAACCGTAAAAAATGGCATTCAGAAATACCATACTTACGATATTGAATGTAACGGCACGATTTATACCGTAGCAGAAAAAGATATAGTATGTGAAACGGAATCATCTTTTCCAGGAACTAAGGTTGTTGAGGGGCATACTTTTGTAGACGCTGAAAATAAGGAGGAAAAGCATGATTATTAAATCAAAGCAAATTATTGAGCGTATTGGCGTGTTCCATAACGATCGTGAGGAAATGTTTAATACGGTTGAAAAATTAAAAAAAGGTGGGTATGGCGATAATACCAGATGTTCAATAAGTGGGATTCAATTAGTAACCTATCGAAATTTATCTGAATCCGATCAAGTAAAATTAAAGGATTTATATCCTAAACTGATTATTCATCATGAAGAGCCTGGGATATTGAGCGATGGGTATTATGTTTTTTATACTGAACATGAAAGAATTATAGAAGGGCGTGAAAACTGATGAAGCAAGGGAAACGCCCGACAAAACGGCAATCAATTTTTATTACTAGTCATAGGCTCGTGGCGGCCAATTGGCTTGTAGTGAAAGATACCAGTATTGAAATGCAAATCAAGCATAGAGTCAGCGGGAAAGTGAGGATGTTGTATAAATGATGATTACAATTAACGAAACCTATTTTATCACAAATGATACTCGGAACATCATATGCAATAAGCAAACGCCTAACAGCAAAGATAATAGCAAGGAGGACACTATTACACGGACATATCACCCTACGCTTGCTAATGCAGTTAGATGGATTGCAGAGGACATAAAGAAAGACGATTCAATCCAGAGTATCGAAAGCTTGAAAATGGTGCTAATCGATTTTGAAAATAGCATTAGCGCACTCATTGCCCAATTAGAAAAAGCGGGAGGTGTTCGGAATGTCAAGGATACTAACGAGAAAGCGAAGATCAAAACAAGCGATAATGATATCGGAAATATCGAAAATGATTGATGTGCACGATGAGGATGCAATAGAATTTAAGCAGTGTAATGATAAATATTGTTCTTTATGTCGGAATATTGAGAAAAAACAAAGTGAATTAAATAAATCTTTCAATGGTATTGCAGATACTAAACCAGATACTTCACTTGAAGGCCTAACTCGTTCCGAGAAAACAAAAGTTATTAGGCTACGGCTAGATGCCAAAAATGAAGAGGACTATTTTGAGTTAAGGGATGAAGGATTGATTGATAAACTAATTGCTCAAGAATGGCAGGTCCCATCTGGTAGCTTAGCGCGTTGGAAGCAAAGCAACAACATTGTAACAAAAGCAATGCAGCTAGATATTTCGGTAGCGGACTATAATGATATGCGTGATCAAGGATTATCAGACAGCGCTATCGCAATGACTTTAGATGTAGATATTAGTGATGTGAGCTGTTTTAAACGAAAGAATGGTATTAAAAATGAACGAGTAAGTAAGTATTTTAGGAGATCCGGACATGCAACAAAAATCAGTAAATAACACATGAAAAAACCGAAACGCTAAAGCGCCCCGGCTAGATGGAGAGTAGATAAATCCATAATAGCACAGGGGCGTGAATAAAGTGAGAGAATTAATTTTAGAATATGAAAATGGGCGAAAAGCGCTATTAGAATACATCAGTACGTTACCTGGAAAGCGTAAGCCTAAAGTATTTCGTAATTACAAACTGATTCGCAATAGTGCCAGTGATCAGCGCAGAAGTGAGGCCATGAAGATGCTGCGGGATATGGATTACGCGTTGAAATGGATGCGTGACGGTCATGATCCTAAGCGGCTAAAAGGCATTGAGATAAAAGACGGTTACAAAAACATCGTCAAATTAGACCCAACGAAGCTACAGCAATATTATTCAGAATCAGTAACTACTTTGGAAGCCCCAGATGTGGAATTGAATTATATGCAGCTCGAGGTAATAGAGAGCGTATTAAATATGCTATCAGAACGTGAAAAAGATGCCTACATTCTAATTCGTGCAAATGAATACACGTTTGCAGAAGCAGCAGAGGCTTTAAATATAAAAAAAATCTAGTGTGCAAAAGTACGTAGAGAGGGCAGAAAAAAAGATTAGTGATGCATACGCTAGCGATCTGTTTTTTCAACAATACCTAACTTCGTGATTCTTGTCGTACGATAGCGGACTAATAGTGAAGGGTGATATTTGTGGAATTACATGTATCAATTGAAAGAATTATGTCAAAGATTGACGGTGATGGTCCAGACAAAGTAAAAGAGCTATATGTAAATGATCCCGTTTTTAAGGCGGATATGGATTTTGTTAAGAAGCACATAGAAGAAGTTTTTGTACCACTTGTGAGGGCTGTTATTGAGGCTGCGTTATCAATTATTGAAACACTTAGAGAACAGCTACTAAAATTAAATGACGAACAGCGTGCATTGCTGGGATGTGATGACACCCCAGCGCAATTGGGCTTTGTATCGCCTACTCCTACTATTGATGTCAAAATGGGAGGGCAAGGAAGCATGAAGGGCGCAACCATGAGCACTATGCACAAGCAATTGTTGAGAGGAGCAGAGAAATGAATAGTAATGATAATAATGTTGCTGAACCTATTTATCTAGTTGAATTATTTGGCGGTTCTACTAAACCAGCTGATGCAGATGTTAAGATTTTAGAATTAGATGGTGAACTATTTATCCGTGAAGATGTCGCAAAAAGCTGGTTTAGTTCAATTGATGGTACACCATTGGATAAGGAATATGTAGAATCTATCTCAAACGGCAATGGTGCTGTTGTAGTCACCAAAGAACGTATATTCCTTCATGGTAAAGATGGTTCGCTTTGGGCTTGGGATAAAGAAGGATTATTCTTCTCGAAAGAAGGCGCCTTAACAGATATCAAGCACATAATGGACAGAGACGGCAGAATATTAGTCTAACCGATTCCACAAAACAACACATGATAATGGAGGTGGGAGTTGATGCGGCATGGAGAAACATAAATTAGCGGAAGTAGATTATAACGAAGGCATGAAATATAAGGACATTGCGTTAAAATATGGCGTGTCCATGAATACAGTTAAATCGTGGCAAAGGCGGCATAATTGGAATCGTGACAAGGATGCACTAAAAGAAAAAAGGGGTGCACACAAAAGAGCGAGGGGGTGCACCCCTTGGAAACGAATTTGCTAAGGGGAACAGTGGTGGCGCGCCCGCAGGTAATCAGAACGCCCGCACGCATGGGCTGTTCTCTAAGTTTTTAAATGATGATGCCCTAGAAATAATGGATATTATCGATCAACAAACCCCGGCAGATATCGCCTGGGACCTCGTGAAAATACAATACACCGCCATCATTCGCTCACAAAAAGTTATGTGGGTGCGTGATAGCCTGGACCACCTGGACGACAAATCCGGGGAGAGCTGGGGCGAGGGTGGCGGCAGTGAATCTAGGAAAGTGGCTTATGCTTACGAGCAGCAGGCCGCTTTTTTGGCGTCCCAAAGCCGCGCTATGTCGGAGTTGCGTTATGCTATTAAGAATTTCCTAGATATATCGGATGCATTTGATGAGAGGCGCAAGAAAATCGAAATCATGGACGCTAACCTTGAGAAAATTAAGGCAGACACGAAAAAAGAAGGCAATGACAAGGTTGCCACGGTTATTGTATCAAATAGGGACGAAATGCAAGCTTACCTTGATGCCCAAAAAGCAGCAAAGGCGGGTGATGATGATGGCGAAAGTCCAGATTCATCCGGCAGTTCATAAGCAACTACAGGAATATAAAGTGATAAACGTAATTGACATGATTAATCCAGCATTTTACGATTTTTGGCTATCTGAACTTAATCATCTAGTAGCTAAAGGCGGCCGGTCCTCTATGAAATCATCGGTTATTAGCCTTAAGCTAGTAGAAATGAAGATGGAAGACCCTCTATCCAATATGGTATGTCTGCGGAAGGTTGCCAATACGTTGTATAAATCAGTGTATCAGCAAGTGAAGTGGGCTCTTTACGAAATGGGCGTCGCGGATCAATTTGTATTTGGTAAGTCACCTATGGAGATTATTCATCGTGAATGGGGAACGGGTTTCTATTTTTCCGGCTGTGATGATCCGGCCAAACTTAAATCAATGAAAATACCGTTTGGGCATGTTAGCGCATTATGGTTTGAAGAGTTGGCGGAGTTCGCAGGAATTACCGATGTCGATATAGTAGAGGATACATTTATACGTGCGGATTTGCCCGATGACAAGGAAGTCAAGGTGTTCATGAGCTTCAATCCGCCAAGAAACCCGTACGAATGGGTGAATGAATTTATCGATGCTAGGCAGTGTGATGACGATTTTCTTATTCATCATACGACCTATTTAGACGATGAAAAAGGATTTCTATCGAAACAAATCATTAAGAAGATTGATAAATATAAGAAGAACGATCCTGATTACTATAACTGGATGTACCTAGGTAAAGTAATTGGCATGGGAGATAACGTTTATAATATCAACTTATTCCATCGAATCCCCGAGCTGCCAGTTGATGATCCAGTTATTCTTATTGATATTGGTATCGACACTGGGCACCAGGTGTCTGCTACGACCTATCTTGCAATTGGCCTGACCGCTAAAAGCAAGGTTATTTTGCTTGATACCTATTACTACAGCCCCGCTAATAAGGCAGTGAAGAAATCGCCTTCGGAACTATCTGCGGAGTTGGACGAGTTTATGAATGATGTTCAGAAAAAATATATAATGTGATTCTAGACAGGAAAACGATAGACAGCGCGGAAGGTGGCTTGCGTAACCAGTATTATAAAGATTTTGGGACGCGGTTACGTCCAGCGCCAAAAGCCGGCAAAACTAAGGCAGATATGATTGATCCGGTGCATGACCTCTTAGCGCAAGGGCGCATGTTCATTCTTGATATACCAGCCAACAAGGTATTTTATGAGGAACATAAGCGTTATGCATGGGATCCGGACAGTATTGTGCGTGGGAAAGCCGAAGTTGTAAAGGAACATGATCACACTTGCGATGCATTCCAATACTACGTTATCGATAATATGCGCAAGTTAGAACTGAAATACTAAGCACGGGGGTGAGGCTATGTTTACCAAGATTGTCAATAAAATTAAGGGGGTGTTATATCGAATGAAGTTGATTAAAGGCGTTGAGATACAGCAAAAGGTAGATTTGCAAGTTGATCAGTCATTTTACGATGAGATAGCCCGCTGGCGTTGTTGGTATCAAGGTTTTTATAAAGAATACCACGAAATTTGGTATTACGTTCAAGGCATAAAACGCAGCAGGAAAATGACGACGTTGGGAATGAGTAAACAGGTATCGCAAGAAATGGCTAACATGATTTGCAATGAGAAAATGGAGGTCAGTTGTGATAACGAAGCGGTTTCCGCGTTCATTGATCCCATTTTAGAAGAGAATGGTTTTATTAATAATACACAGGAAAACGCCGAGTATATGATGGCACTAGGCGGTATGGTTGCCGAGGTTTTCAGCGATCGCAATAACATAAAGGTATCGTATGTTCCAGCTGAAAACTTTATCCCTCTTTCGTGGGATGTTAACAAAAAGATTGACCAGGCGATTATTGTAGTCGAGCAAACGAGAAAGAAAGATTTCGTCTATACTCTCCTTCGCAGTCATTTGAAGCGAGAAGAGGGCGACGAGGTTTTGTATTACATTGAAAACGAGTTATTTAAGGCAAGCGTGAACGATTCGACTTTGGGGCAACCGGTTGACCTCGCAATTATCTATCCAGACTTGGAACCTTATGTTGAGTTCCCAAATGTCGAACGTCCTTTCTTTGCCTATTGTAAGCCTGCTATTGCGAATAATGTTGATTCAAACATTCCGCTAGGCATTTCCATATTCGCTAATGCAATAGACACGTTAAAAACGATTGATACGGTTTTCGATTCATTTAACCGTGAGTTCAGGCTAGGGAAAAAGCGTGTCGTGGTCCCTAATGCATGGCTACGTGGAGCGGTTGAAAAAGTTGGGGATACTTCAAGGATTGTTACAAAGTTTGATGTGGATGACGAAGTATTTCAAGCAATGGAAATGGATGAAAAAAATGAGCAGTTTATGGACATTTCTCCGGAACTTCGCTCACAAGCTCATATAAGTTCGCTGGACGCACTTTTTAAAAAACTCTCTCATCACAGACGGGTTTTTCGGCTAACACATTTGGATTTGAGGCTACGGGATTAAAAACGGCAACCGAGGTAGTAAGTGAGAACAGTAAGACATTTCGAAGTAAGCAATCACACGAAAACAACATAGAGGATTTTGTTGCGGAAGTGGTGGAAAGCATTTTATGGCTGGCTGACTTTTTACAAATATCGCCGTATCCAACAGAGGCATACACGGTCACTACCTCTTTTGATGACTCTATTGTTAATGACAAAGATGCGAAAATTAATCAGCAGATTTCGCTAAAAGGTGCCGGGCTACAATCTAGAAAGCGTGCCATTATGGAGTCGCAAGACGTTGATGAAACAACTGCTTTGGAAATACTTGCAGAGATTGAACAGGATGAAAAAGTTGTCACGGCGGGAATGGTTGACGCGTTTGGAGTTGATTAATTATGCAACTGTCACAGCAGATAATTGAAATTTATCTGAAGCTTGAAGGGTTGTTGTTGGACTCTATAGGCAAAGCAATTGGAAGCGGGAGCAGTGTTCCAAAAGAAACTTTGGCAAAGTGGCAGGCTGGCCGTTACAAGGAACTTAGCCGTTTACAAAATTATCAGTTGCAGCTAATCATGCAAGCAGCCAAAAAGATAAACCCAAAGATGCGGAGCATGATACGAGAGACGGCAGCGGTAGAAGCGAGGATTACAACAAAAGAAATCAAGCAGGTGCTTCCTGAACTCGAGGGAATCCCATTTGCTGATAGTCCTAATACTCGGCAAGCATTGATGACACTGGACTTGGAAGCAATGACACGTTTAGAAATGATGAATGCAACGATGTTAAAACAATCTTCTTCTATTTACCTAGAAATTATAACGCAGGCCTCTGCTGAATTTGTAAACGGAACTATCACGTTAGAGGAGGCGCTTGTTAAGACTGCGACCAAATGGTCTGAAAATGGAATACCAGCATTGATTGATAGACGTGGCGCGAAATGGAGTACAGAGGCTTACATCAACATGGTTGTTAAGAACACACAAAAAAAACGTTGCTGACAAGATTCAAAATGCACGTTTTGATGATTATGATGTGGACCTTGTAGAGGTTTCTAGCCATGCAGGAAGCCGCCCAACCCACCTAGATTACCAAGGACGAATATATAGCCGCAGTAGTAAAAGTAAAAAGTACCCGCCTCTTTCTAGCACTAGTTATGGAAAAATTGACGGCATTGTTACCGGTATTAATTGCAATCATCGCCTTTATGTCTATATCGAAGGGGTATCAGTGCAACGCTACTATCCTTATAACAAAAAGGAATCGATTGCGAAGTACAAAGAATCGCAACGGCAGCGGCTTTTAGAAAGAAACATTAGGAAAGCCAAGCATCAATTTTCAATGTTGCAATCTATGAAAGTCGATGAAAATTATTTGAAAGATGCAAGGCGCAAGATCACTTATCGACAAGCGCAAATGCGGCAGTTTATCAATCAGACGGGACGCACAAGGCGTTATAACCGCGAGCAAATAGTTGAGACGTAGCCAATATGCTAGGTCTTTTTATTATGAAGAAATCAGGAGGAATTAGTATGGATTTTTATTCTGAAAAGCCAAATCAATCAAATGTGAAGGGAGGTGACGAATTGAAAAACACTAAAATGGTTAAGTTTGATATCCAACACTTTGCAGAAGGAGCCCACGAGCCGCCAGAACCGAACGCGGCAGGTAATGAACCGGCAACAGAACCAACGCCGCCCACACCTCCAACCAATCCAGGCGCTGATACATTCAGCAAAGAGGACTTTTTGAAGGATTTAGGTGTGGAGAATGAGGATGCATTAAAAGCGCAAATGAAAGCATACAAAGAGTTCCAAGACGGCCAGAAAACCGAAGCGGATAAGCAAGCGGAAGCCTTACAAGCTGCGCAGGATCAAGCGGCACAAGCATTAAACGAATCTGTTCAAAAAGATTGGCAGATTGCAGCTCTTAAAAATGGCGTGTTGGGCGAATCGCTTAATGACGTTATTGCACTTGCTGAAAAGACGGGCGAAAAAGATGTGGATAAGGCGGTTGCAGCGGTTTTAGACAAATACCCCTTCTTCTCGGAGGCGGGAAAACAAAAGCCGGTAATCAGCACTGGGAACCAATCTAAACAAACGAATCTTACAGAGACTACAGCAGATAAGTTTAAAAGCGCATTTGAAAAAAATGTGGCCAACGAACAACAAATAAAAAATAGAAAGTAGGAAACTAAAATGCCAGCAGTATTAAATTATGCAACAGACTATCAACAAGCGTTACAAGAACCATTCCGCCATATGCTTCAATCAGCGGAACTTTGGAATAGTCCAGCAAACAGCATTATTAAATGGACCGGACAAAAAGAAGTGAAACTGCCTAAATTGGTCGTTAACGAAGGGATGAAAGACCGCACCCGTCGTGTTATTACTGGTTTCGAGGCGAATTATAGCAATGACTGGGAAACATATCAGCTTGAAAATGAACGTTATTGGCAAACACTTGTTGATCCATCTGACGTTGATGAAACCAACTTTGTTACTACGATGACAGAGATCACGCGTGTATTTAACGAAACTCAAAAGATTCCTGAAAAAGATAAATACATGTTCTCTAATTTGTTTAATAAGAAGAAAGCCATAAACGCTACAGATGGAATCTATGAAATGACATTGACTGAAGCGAATATTTTGCGCCAGTTTGATGATATGATGCAAAAAATGGACGAAGAAGCAGTGCCTTCTAATCGCGTGTTGTATGTTACTCCGGCGATTTCAAAAATCATTAAACGTGCCGATGGATTAACTCGTACTTTTAGCGTTCAAGGTGGTGCACAAGCTATTGATACTCGTGTAAGCCGCTTGGATGAAGTTAATTTGCGGGAAGTAGCGCCAGACCGTTTTAAAACACTTTACAATTTTAGTAATGGTGCAACTGACGATCCAACGGCACAACAAATTCAAATGATGCTTATTTATATTCCGTCTATGTGTGCACCGGAAAAATATTCATTCGCTGGATTTGATGAGCCTACAGCTAGCACAGCAGGGAACTTTTTGTATTATGAGCAGCTTTACAACGATGTAATTGTTTTCAAACAACGTTCCAATGGCATTCAATTCGTAATTAAACCGGTTTGATAAAAAATAGAGAGGATGAATTCACATGGCAGTTGTGACTGTAAAAAAAGATGCAAAAGTGTTAAATATTGATGAAAGCGAACAAGATTTCTTTCTTGCAAAAGGGTTCGACGTTGTAGAGCTTGATAAAAGCGGGAAAAAATACAATGTAACACACCGAGCGACAGAGAATAAGCTTGTTGACGTTTCGAAACTATTAGAAGCCGAGGCTAAAGCGGATCAACTCAAAAGTGATAAGAAAGAATTGCAAGCAGTTAATAAAGCATTAGAAAAACAAAACGAAGAGCTAACAAAGCAGCTGGAAGAAGCGCAAAAGGCTTTAGAGACCAAAGCGGACGATAAGGCCGAGGATAAAACAGCGAAATGAGGTGATAGCAATGGATTACATTGACAAAGACTATTACCGAAATATCTATAAAGGAACGCCGATTGATGATAACGCCGAATTAGGCAATTTAATTACACGCGCCAGCAGAGACATCGACAGATACACGCGCTATGTGATTGTACAGACAGGGTTTTCCAATCTTATAGAGTTCCAACAGGATCGTGTAAAGGAAGCTACAGCCTCTCAAGTTGAATTCCTAGATATTAACGGTGCTACTGCTTCAACCGTTGACAGCGGGGCGGGTGGTAGTTTTGATATCGGTAATTATGGCGAAGGTGGCGGGGCTAGTGGTTCGAGTCAATCGGGAGGGGAAACGGTGTTGTTCGCAAATAGCATTTACGGCATTTTGGCGCCAACCGGTTTGTTGTACTCGGGTGTCCCGATTATTTCGCGTGGCGGTGGTTGTTGTGGTTAGACCTATGAGGCGTCGCTTATTAATTCATGATATCGCTTATCAAGAGTACATTGCGCAAGGGAAGCATGGGGAGGAATGGAAATCGGGTATTCCGATTAATCGTGTTCGTGTAGAGCCTATAAATAAAGTTGTTACGTCGGCAGAAGGCGATGAAATTCAATCGAATACCCGTATTTTTATTGATAGAATTAACTCCACACCTGCTTTCGAACTAGCAGAGAAGTCCAAAGTAATATTTGATAACAGGGAATATATTGTTGCAGCTGTCTCTACATTTTATGCGGCAAGCCCACAGGTACACCATTGGGAGGTGTATTGTAAATGATTAAACTTAACATAAAAGTTGAATTAGGGGATATCATTGGTTCGTGTGATAAACGAGTGGGAAAAGCACAATTTGCTTTAGATAACCAGGTTCTAAAAGATTCGAATTACTTTGCACCAGAAGATACTAAAGCGACACAAGACAGTGCTCTGATACACTCTAAAATTGGTGAGGGCGAGCTTGCATGGGTTACGCCTTATGTTCGTCAAATTTATTATAATCCGCAATACAACTTTAGCAAGGACAAGAATCCGAATGCCTCTGGCCTCTGGTTTGAAGTTGCTAAAGCAAGGTTTTTGAGTGATTGGGTGCGCGTCGCCAACGTAGCGGCAGGTGGTCGGGTATGAGCTTAAGAGAATCATTCTTTGATGCTATTGACGCACATTTAAATGCCAGTATAACGATGTTTAGCGAACTACGGTTGAGTGATTTAGACATAGAAAATCAGGATATTATTTTTCGGTTTACGCCATCCCCACCTGGGCAACGATATTTTGATAGGTCTAGATTAAAAGATTTTTCGTTTCAAATCATTGTGCAACACGAAAGCCGGTTAACGGCTATGAACACAATAGAAGATATAACAGAATCGTTAGAACTATCCAATGGCGAATTAGTGCCAGACGATGGTTCTTTTTCGTTGGTCGGATGTGAAATATACACCGAACCTACAGAAATCGGCAAAACTGATAAAAATTTATTTATGTGGTCCGCAATGTTTCAAGCGGAGCTAAGTAAAAACTAAGGAGGAAATAACATGGCTGAAAAAGCATTTCTATTACAACATAATTATCGCTTATTCTGGAACCCTACAAGCGGGGCTGCAATTACTGATGATGGATGGTTACGAATTGGTAGCGGGATAAAAAGTATTGACCCCGATAATAACGAAGAAGTGGACCAAACTGCATACTATGATGATGAAGGTGGCTCTACTTCTACGGTTACAGGACAGCAAAAAACTTACCCGATGGATGCGGATCGTGAATATAATGATCCATTCCAGAATTTTGTTTTTGATACGGCTGATACAGACCTCACCAAGCGTACAGGAGAATTTTATATTATCAATCCAAAGAAAAAAGGTCTTAAAGGTAACGGCTCGCTTGTGAATATCAAACCACCAGGCGGTGATGCAAACGCTAAAGGCGAATGCTCATTCGAATGTCATTTCAACGGTATGCCAGAAAAGATTGATAGTGCTACAGAACCAGTAGTTGATACTACGCCCTAATGCACCCTCGAATCTCCATGTTACAGCAGCTACAGACACAACTATAACTTTTGCGTGGGATGCAGTAGAAGAAGCGGATTTTTACTTGCTACGTATCAGCGGGGAAACCCGACCACGTCGGTTTAGCTCTAGTCCAGCGCAGGTCACTGGTTTAGTTTATAGCACATATTATTCCGCGAGTGTATCCGCTGTAAATGGAGTTACAGAGGGGGAATCAAGCAACATAGTAACACAAAAGACGCTATTACCGGGGCCGTTAATGGTAAGGTTTTTGTTCGGCGATACGTATATGAATGGCACAGCAGTGAATTCGCCAAGCGTTACCAATTGTCGGTTGTATAGGAAAGGGGAGTCCACGGCGCTTTTAACGGGGACTGTCACGGCTGGCGTGTTGAGGATTTATGTTTTAAATAATCCTAATATTATTGCTGGAAATGAATACGATGTGCGGGCATTGGATGGCAACCCTAATTCGCCAACGTCAATACCTGGTATGGCAACTACGATTACAGCAGAACTACCAAAATTAGTACTTAATCCTATTAATTCAACAACAAAGGCAATATCTGGTGCAACAGAAGCAAATGGGATTGTTCGAATTAATGTTGATAATGTAAATCGAACAACGGTTACCGCAGATGCGAGTGGACAGTTCTCTACAATATCATCCAGTGTGACTACAAATTCACTTGTCAAAGTAGAGGCGAGAGTAGGTAATATTTATCCGAAACTTATAGCTGTAAGGGTTGACTCGGGGACTACTGCAATCCCTACATTACCAGAACGGACTTTAGTTGAAATGGAAAGCTTTTTAGATGTTACAAAATGGCAGTTACAGTCGGGAGCAGGGACAAGCAGATCGGCCGATACAGTTAACACGAAAGATATACAATCTATAAAACTCACAGCGGATAAGGTAATCGCGTTTATGCGAAATACAACATTTGATATAGATGTTTCTACAAAAACAGCCTACGAATGTCGTTTGTATGTCGCAGATGTCACCACCTTAGACAAAGTAATCGTTTACTTGGCGAATGATACGACATTAGCTAATAACATAAGTTTCACAATAAACAGTTACGAACTTGTGACGGGCTGGAACACAGTAACAGTAGCTTTAGGAAGCGGAAAAATTACTGGGACATTTACAAGCACGCAATCTATCAAAGCGATGCAAGTTAGAGTTGAACCTAAAATTGATGCTAAAGCCGATGTTTCTTTTGATCTCGTTTCCTCGGTTCAAGCGAATAAAGGTAATATTCTATTCGTATTTGATGATGCGTGGAAGGAGGCGCAAGTAGGTATTACATCCCTTGAAAGTAAAGGACTTCGTGCAAGTATTGGTGTTGTAGAAATAAATGAAACTGATTCTAGATTTATGACAAATGCGGAGTTGAAATCTCTAAATCTAAAAGGGCACGACCTTGCTAACCACACCAAAGATCACCCGCATTTGAATACGCTAAGTAAGGCTGATCAACGTACTCAATTCGATTCGTGTAAAGCATATTTAACAACAAACAGCTGGACACGTGCCAATGACGCAACAATCTATCCCTATGGCGATTACAATACGGATACATTACTGGCTTTATCGGAAGGTATGTATAGATTTGGCCGCACACTTACCTCTGGGCTTGAAATAAATACACCTGTATCTAACTATCTTGTACGCACTTACAATTTGACGCCAGATAGGACCGTAGCTATGGCTAAAAATATGATTGATTATGCTATTCAGACAGGAAGCACATTAGTGTTTCTGAATCATCGACTTGGAACAACTGAACAAATGGTTGATACGATGTTTTGGCGCAGTGACTGGTTTGAACAATTGGCTACGTATGCGAAACAAAAGGTAGATAATCAAACCGCAAGTGTCATAACTATAGCTGATTGGCTATTACAGTAAAAAAAGTGAGGTGATACCAGCGATGGAAACTGTAAAACTACAACTTGGTGAAAAAGAGTACACCATAAAGATAAAGACTAGTGAAAAAGAAGAATATCAGAAATTGATTATTACAACTTATGACAAACTAAACGAAGCAAAAGCGTTTAATGAAAGTGTAGAAATATTGAAATTTACCGTAGATAGATTGCTAGGCAAAGATGGATTTATACAACTGTTTGACCAAGCTGGAGAAAGTGTTTTAAATACTATGGCATATCTTCATGAAATTCTGGAAGCAGTTAGTTTAAAAGTTTTTGATGATGTGGAAGAAAATCAAATCGAGGAGTGAATTTTATTATGGCAATTACTATTGAAACTAAGAAATCGTTTGAGGAAGTCATTATTTACAATGAAACATACACCGTTGATTTTTCCGACGAGAAATTACTGGAGTATGAAAAAGAAGCAATGAAATGGGAACAAATAGCCGAGGATGAGCAAGCGAACCGCTCGCTTACGGAAAATATTCAATTAGTAAAAGAGGCCTTTGTTGTATTCTTTAATGAAAAAATAGCCGATGAAATTTATAATAATTCGGGAAAAAGCTCTATGGTATGTACTAATATTGCTATGCAACTTTTCAAAGTATTTAAAGAGCGGATGGCAGAATTTGAAGATAAGAAGCTCAAGGAATACTTGGAAGAGGATGACGAAGAAACAGTTAGCGAGTGATGACTATGTTTTCTTTGACAAGTAAAAAGAATAAAGCTGATCGGCATGTTACCTATAAAGGTGAAAAGGTGCTGATCAGCATTACTTTTGACAATGTTATTAAAGCAATAAAGCTGTATGATGATAAGTTTTTAAAGGAAAATCAGAAAATTTATATCATGTATAGAATGTTTGTGAAAGATTATAAGAAATATAATCATACGCCGCGGGATGTCATTAGAATTACCGATCTGATTTACAAAGAGCTAAACAAATCGGATTCTGACACAGGTGCCGCAGACAACGAAGAATTATATAATTTTTTTGAAGATGCAGAGCGAATATATGCATCTTTTTTAATTGATTACAATATTGATTTGCTAAATGAGGTTGGTGTTTTAAGTTGGGATGAATTTATTGCGTTATTCAATAATCTTTCTGAAAAAACACCAATCATGCAAGCAATCATGTATCGCGGGTGTGAAGTGCCGTCAGGACCAGAAAACAAGGAAGAACGTCGAAGGATTCGCAAAATGAAAGAATTTTACGAGCTTAAAAGCCAGCGTGAAAAACGTGAGAAGCAGATATTAGAACAGATGGAGAAAGAGTTTTTATAAGTAATATATTCATCCAGAGAGGAGGGAGAGCATGGCGAAACGAGGGGCAGATGGCAAGATTATCATTGACACGGAAATAGACAAAAGCGGTATTAAACATGATGCTAGGGACATTGAGCGCGAACTTGCGGGCATGGGGAAAACGATTAGTAAGGATTCAAGTCGTTATACGAACGAAATGGCTAAAAATTATGAGTATTACGGGCGTTCTGTACGCCGAGTATATCGCGGACAATCCGAGGAAGCACGACGGATGCACGGCGAAATGAGACAGGCATATATGGAACAACGAGTGTCATTGTATAAGTATAAGGATCAACTAATTGCCTCTAAGTATGCTTTTTTTTCAACTAGGCAAATCAGCTAAAAACTTTTCAGGCAGTTCAAAGCAATTCATGTCGCAGGTGGAAGCGCAGGGGCGCGTTCACAAGAAAGTAATGGATGACATGATCAAGAATAACGAAATGATGAAAAATCAACTTATTCAAAGCGTAGGGACGATTATTGTTAGAACAACACAGGCGACACGTATTAGTGAAAACTTTACTCGTATGAAAAATCCCATGTACCAAGTTAACAAAGGTGCACTTGCCATTGCCGATGGTTTGAATCAAATCGCAATGCGAGGACAACCCGCGGTTTTAGCTTTGAAAATGCTAGGACCTACGGCAAACATGAAGCAATTGCAAGACATGACGATGATGATTGGGCAAGGGATCATGCGAGTAACAATGGTTGCCTTAGCTGCAACCGTCACAGCGGCAAAATTTTATTCTACGTTGCATAAAGGGGCGATGGAATCAAACAAAGCCTATGCGACGGCATTTGCAAGTATGAAAAAGAGCATACGAGAAGCGTTTGAACCGTTGTTCCAGGTGTTTGCTGCGGTCATGGTACCAACATTTAATTTTATTAAGCGATTGGCAGACATGATTGTTAAATTTAATGAAGCTCACCCGAAGATTGCTAAGTTTGTTGCTGCTATCTTGATGTTGATCCCTGCGTTAACTTTGCTTCTATCTCCCTTGGCGATTGGTATTGGGTTAATTGCTGGCTTCCAAGCAGCATTAGGTGCGGCATGGATGATAATAGGGCCGTTTATAACTGGTATGGCAGCAATGTCGGTAACTGTGTTATTAGTGGCAGCTGCGATAACGGGTGTTGTTGTAGCGTTTAGGCACTTCAACAAAGAAGGTAAACCGCTAAACAATTTGCTAGAAGATATAGGCGGATCGTTTAAGGCGGTTGGCGGGATTATCAAAGCATTCTTTTCTGGCAATACTTCAGATATTAGCAAGTTTAGCAAGCAACTGCACGATATGTTGCCTAAGAGCATCGCGGATGGTATTTTCAATTCGCTTATCTTTATTTTACAAGGTATCGAGAAAGTGAAAATGGGTGTTATTGGATTTACAAAAGTAGTGACTGGTTCGTTTAAATCCGTTGCTGATTTGGATAAATATTTTCAAGGTGTGTTTGGTGCAGAAGGTACAGCGCGCATTATGAAATTCGGGACCGCTGTTAGAAATTCGCTTATCTCAACGGTTCAAATGTTCGAAATGATAGGGCAGAAAGCAATGCAGTCTGGTGTTGTGGTAGGCGGCATGATTAAAGCTTTCTTTACGAATAACACAAAAGAAATAGCTAATCTTAATAAGCAACTGCATAATATTTTCCCGCCGTCTATCGCAGACGGTATTTTTAATTCCTTGATTACAGTACTGCAAGGCATAGATAAACTAAGGATGGGAATTGTTGCGATTGCCAAGGTTGCGACAGGATCATTTAGTTCTATTGCTGATCTAGATAAATATTTACAAGGGGCGTTTGGCGGTAAAGGAACAGCCCTTATTTTGAAGTTCGGCAATGTGATTAAATCTGTATTTAGCTCATTAGGTTCTATTTTTGAGGATTTTAAAAATAAGATAGGAGCGATTTGGAAGGCGATACAAACAGCATTTAGTGGTGGCGGGTTTGAACCGTTGATAAATGAAGTTAAGGATTTAATCCCTTCTTTGATTGCGGCAATCATTGGTGGCTTACCTGGTTTAATAATAGCTGGGGGTAGCATGATCGAGAAAATATTACAGGGTATGGGAACTAGTTTACCTGAATTGATAGGACAGGCTACAAAAATCATCAACTCGATTATTGTTCAAATCGGGAAGCATTTACCTAATTTGATACAAATAGGCGCTGAAATACTGACTAATATTATTTCGGGAATTACGACGATTCTACCGCAGATTATCGGTATTGCAACGAATATTATCAACACTTTCATTTCTACAATAGGGCCTCTTATACCATTCTTATACAGGTCGGGGTTGCTATTTTAACGGCTTTAATAAATGGGATTGTTGAGGTCTTACCGTCTTTGATCACCGCAGCATTACAAATCATACAAACTTTAATTGAAGCTTTGATACCTCTACTACCAGTTATTTTACAGGCCGGGATTGATATTTTACTGGCATTGATGGAAGGAATTGTAAAAATTTTACCTTCTTTATTAGATTCGGCGTTAGAAATTATTTTGACATTATTTGAGGCTCTGATAGCAAATTTGCCAAAAATCATTGATGCAGGCGTAAAGATGTTAATAGCATTGATAAATGGATTGGTTAAATTTTTACCGAAACTAATCACTGCCGCACTAACATTAATAATAAAGCTAGTCCAAGGACTGATTCAAAACATGCCAAAAATTAATGACGCTGGAAGAAAAATTCTATTCGCGTTGCTAAAAGGTATAGGGGCGTTGGCTTGGGAATTAATAAAACTAGGTGGAAAGTTAATTCTTGATTTGGTATCAGGTATTCTAGGTGCTACTGGACGGGTTGGCCAAGCTGCATGGGATGTCGTCAATATTGCTTACAAATCAGTTACAGGGTGGTTTAGTTCATTCTTCAACGCTGGTCAAAACATGGGAGACCAATTGGCATCTGGGTTAAGAAGTGCTGGGGCGGCAGTTGGTTCGGCAGCCGGAGATTTGGCCGCAAAGGCGGCCTCTGCAATAAGTTTAAATGTTGGTAGTGGAGGAAAACCTAAAACTGATGGTAGTAACAAAAATGGTCTAAATTATGTACCGTTTGATGGGTATATTTCAGAATTACACAAAGGTGAGCGTGTTCTTACAGCAGAAGAGGCTAGACTATATAATGCGCAAGAAAAAAGCGGCGTATTTAGCAGCTTAAGAATGCCGGATATGACAAAGATTAGACAACCAGACGTTTCCGGATTTGCAAATTTGGGCACGCCATCGAATCCGGCGCCAGGTTCAAGTGAAACAAACAACGATCAATCTGTAAATGTTACATTCACTGGCAATATTATTGTTCGTAATGATGATGATATACGCCGAATTGGTAATGAACTGGGATCACAAATAAATAGAGATAGAAGGAGGCTAGATCGCTAATGGAAAGGGTGCTAAAGGTTCCAAATTATTTCGAGTTTGCCGGAAGAAAGTCAACGGAATTTGGTATGCGAATCCTTGCAGATCGTAGCTTTCCAATTCCTGAACGCGACGTGCAGCGTATTGAAGCACCTGGAATAAGCGGGGATAATTTCGTAGATCAGGGGCGTTTTAAGAATATAACAATGGACTATCCAGTTAATATCTATGCATACAATGATCTAACTATTGCACAAATATGCGGTGAATTATCAAAATGGCTTAGAGGGCGACAAGGCTACAACAAGCTTTTTGATACAGTCGATGAACGCTATTACCGCTATGCACAATGTTTTGCAACGCCTGATGTTAAAGATGTAAATACTAGATTTGGCAGTAATTCAATAAGCTTTGATTGCAAGCCTTACAAATATTCGATTACTGGATCACAAACCTTTGTTGTCTCGCAAAACGGCCGCCTGCAAAATGTTGAGATATTCCCCGCTCTTCCCGTGATTACAATATACGGCAATGGTGATATTAATTTCTTCGTTAATAATTATAAGGTTGTTTTGAAAGGCATACAGGGGCAAATCACGATTGACTCGGAACGACAGATTGCCTATAAACCAGGTACATTGCTCAATAATAAAGTAAACACTTATCCGTTTCCACAATTAGATGTGGGAGAAAATCGTTTTACCTGGACTGGCAATGTTACAAAAGTAGAAGTTACTCCAAATTGGAGGACGATATAAATGGCTACTTCAAGGGTTTTAGTACCTCGTTTGTATGATGCTGCTACAACTGATTTTGAAAATAACGGTATCGGAGTTTTAACAGACTCGTTTGACTGGAAAATTAGGCAGGAAGCGAACGGCGCATATGAATTAGAATTTAAGTATGTAAAAGACGGGACCTATTTTAGTGATATTAAGAATCAAAATATTATCAAAGCAAAAGCAAATTTACGGGATCCGGAACAGCTATTTACAATTTATGCTGTATCGAAACCTATCGATGGAATTGTTACCGTAAAGGCAGAGCATATTAGCTATAGGTTGCATTACAATCCGTTAAAAGGCAAGGTGACGGTTCAAAATGGAACAGCTGGTTACATGCTCAATCAAATTTTAAGCAATACTGTTTATCCGCACAGCTTCACGGGCACAAGTTCTTCAACAACACAGGCAAATACAACAATAGAATTGTGCTCGTCCAGGGAAGCGTTGGGAGGAAAAGAAGGCTCTCTCTTAGATACATTTAAGGGTGAGTTTATTTTTGATAATTTTAATATCCGGCATTATCCGCGTGGAGGCGCTGGGGTCGATAACGGTGTGCTAATTGCGTATGGGAAAAATTTGACGGACGCAAAACAAGATGAAGAAATAGGTGATACTTTTACATCCATCTATCCCTATGCGCAAGTTCAAGATGCTAGCGGAAATGATGTCACAATACGATTACCAGAAATAACACTAGACTCACAATATGCCTCTAATTTTGCTCATAAGCGGGCTATGATGGTTGACTTAACTGGGGATAGTGTTAAGGATGTTGCGACTTTAAGGACGGCAGGAAATGCCTACATTGTAAACAATGATGTTGGGAAGCCTTCTATTAATCTTGATATTTCTTTCATTGATCAATCGAAGGAACTAGACGATGAAGAACTTGCGCAAGTACTAGCGTTAGAAATGGTTAATTTGTGGGATACGGTCACAACTAAATTTTTGCAGTTAGACATTGATGTGAAAGCACGCGTTATTGCAACAGTGTTCGATCCGCTTCTCGATAAATACCTTTCCGTTGAACTAGGAGATTTCAAATCGAATATATCGCGTCAGTTTAATGATATTCAGCAAGAAGTAGATTCGATTAGTTCCGATCGTTCATTTTTACAAGCAAGTATTGATGAGCTTACAAATACTATTACTAATCCTCCGGCTGGGAATGTTGTAATTTACCCATCTATGGCAGACCCGCAGGAAATTTTGATTATGGATACAAAAGACATCAATACCGCACGTAACGTGTGGAGGTGGAACGCCGGTGGCTTGGGGCACTCGAAAAATGGATATGCGGGGCCGTATGAAATCGGCATGACTTTTGACGGGAAAATGGTTGCTAATATGATGTCGACAGGAACCCTAAAGGCAATCGATATTCAAGGTGTTACTATAACTGGTTCAGCTGCATATTTAGATACGCTATATTCTAGTTTTTTACCACCGTTACCGCTACCGCAGTACAGAGAAGTGTTAAAAATGGGCGGGGGAAGCGGCTTTGTTTTGGAAGCCAAACGAGATGCATACCCATATCCTGCAATGCGTGTAAGTCTAGATACAACTGGCAGTATGGGATTAGCCATTGAAAAAATAAACGAAAGCACAGGAGCGATTGACCCTGATAAGGTAATACGTTTATCGCCTTTTGCAGGCGGCGAATTTCCATTAGTATATTCGGTTGACTGGTGTTCTATCGGAGCTGGACCAGGAGGGAAAACAGCGAGTATTTTATATACATCGTGGGATACGGCTCAATTAATTTATGCGGATCATGTTTGTAAGGCTGTAATTCAAATGTCTAGCATCGGGATCAAGCAGGATGTTGAAAAATTCATAGAGTCAAAAATCGCTGAAAAATACAGCGCTAAAGATATGATTAAAACAGTTGAAGTATTCAGCTATCGCTTAAAGCAAGATGTTGAATCCGCCTTTAGTGACGAAAATGACGGAGCTTACGTAAGTTTTGATAAACGATTAGGATTTATTGCCGAGTTGTTACCGCCAGAATTGCGCGCCGATGATTTGATGGGAATGGATCATCAAAAAGCTATTATGTGGCTTTGGCAGGGTGCCCGCGAGAATATACAAGAAGTAGAACAATTGAGAAAAGAGTTAGACGACACGAAGGAAATTCTTGACGCTACAGTAAAAATACTATCGGATCAACAACAAGAAATAAACGAATTAAAACAACAAATGCAATTATTAATGAACAAGGCAGGTGAATAATGTGGCAACATTAAAGAATTATCCTTTCTCACTTGATTTAATATCTGATAGCATTACACCGCTTGTGCTTGCTAGGGTTACGGAGAAAGAGTCGGTTACATTAACAATAGAAGTATTTGCGGATGGTGATACTATTGAGGATTTCGCTGACTATACGCCTGTTTTTGAATGCGCACTACCAGGTGGGAAGTTTGTACGTGATGATGGATCAACATACGGAAATATGGATACCGTAGATGGAAAAATTGTTTATGTAATCGCCAAAGAAGTTTTTTCAAGCTATGGGATTCTAAATCTTTGTTACTTTGCATTAGAAAAAGGGGGTACCCCTGGTTTTCAAATATTAGATGCCGTTGACTTAACCGCAGATGAGAGAGTTACGACGCAAAACTTCACAATCAGCGTTGCAAAGGATGCGACGCAAGGAAATATTGTTGTAGAGGACTTTGTTAGTGATATTGATAAGCTAACAAGATTTATTGAAGCAGAAACTGCGGAATCCATGGCAGCGTTGAATATTGCATTGACTAAATTAGATGTAGCAACCGCTAGCGCAAATCAATTAATTGCGTTAATAAATGCAAATCAGGTTGTGAAAATAACGGATACAGCAAATTGGCAAAAAGGCGTTAAAATAACAACTGACAGTGGCGTTTCTAAAGGTGTGACTACTGGTGTAACTGATTGGAACAATTTCTTAGAGTCGGGATATTTTTCAATCTATGGGCCGAATATGACAGCCAATAAACCTCCGGCCGGAACTTATTTAGATGTAGAGATACACAAACGAAGTGGTGACACAGGAAAACAAATTGCAACGGATGTACAAACTGGAAAATCCTATACAAGGGCACTTATGAGCGGTGGCGTTTGGACAGCTTGGCAAGAAAGTGAAACGACAGCAGGGTCACAAATTAAGGCAGATGCCGCAAAAAATGCCGCGATTGCTTATGTAAATACCAAGTTTGCAGATACTGGATGGATACCGCTTACGTTAAAAACTGGTTTTACAGCATTTGCAAACTCGGTTCCACGGTATCGAAAAATCGGGAATGAAGTATCGTATGCTGGTGTGGTAGTACGGACGAGCGGAGGGACAGGAGTGTTCGCGACGGCAGAAGATGGATTTAGGCAAAAGGATACTTATCCTCAATCGCATCTCGTTGGACAACAAACGTCAGCAGCTGATGCACAAGCACAGATTTACACACATTCAAACGGAAATCTTGAAATAGTTTCCGCAGTATATGCGAGTCCAATCTGGCTAAATGAAATAAGTTACTTTATCGACTAGCACCTTAACAGGTGTATTTTTTATGCAAAGAATGGGGGTTCTGATAATGGAAAGGATTGAGAATATGGACATAATGAAACCGGCTTTAACATTTATGTTTGGCGAAGGTTTGACAATGATACATTTTTTAGTGCTTGTTGTCGTACTTGACTTAATAACTGGATATATGAAGGCATTCAGTAAGAAATCAAAAATTAGTTTTAAAAGCGCAAAAAATTATCAAGGTTTAATGAAGAAACTTGGAATTTTTATCGCGGTAATGGTTGCATCAATTATTGATGTTTTAAGTATTAACTTAGCGCATCAAAATTTGCATATAGCTTTAATTTTTACTTGCGCAATGATCATCATGGAATCACTTAGTATTGTAGAAAATCTGGAGGAAATAGGCTTGAAGGTACCCTTCTTAACACAGCTACTACATCGATTTAGCAAACAAATTGATGATGAGCAAGAAAATAAAATTGTAGAGGATGAAGGAAAATGACAAAGAAAAAAGTATTTTTAGATTTAGGACACGGAGGAACTGATCCAGGCGCAGTAGCAAACGGGCTCATCGAAAAAGATATGACACGTGCGACAGCATACGCAACGAAATATGAACTTGAAAAGTATGGTGTGGAAACTCTATTGTCTCGAACTGGTGATACGTATCCATCACTTAGTGCACGCGCCAAAGCAGCAAACGATTGGGGGGCCAACTTATTTGTATCGGAGCATTACAATGCAGGTGGTGGAGATCGGGCCGAAGTGATTCATAGTGTTGCAAATGGTATTAGTAAGGAACTTGCGCAAAATATTATCAATGCCATTAAAACTGAAATTGGGCAAAATATCGGTAATCCTGCTATCTATTCCAAGAAAGGAAGCGATGGAAAGGATTATTTTGCTGTTATTCGTGAGACAAAAATGCCGGCCGTTATTGTGGAACCGGCTTTCATTGACTCAGATGATCGTTTTATTGTCGATACAGTGGCTGAACAACAAGAAATGGGTCGCGCAATTGCACATGGTATTTTAACAACGCTGGGCATTGATTATAAAACCAAACCAGAAAAGCCAGCAGTATCTGATAAACCAAAACCAGTAGCACCTAAACCGCCAGCTAATTTATACGCTGGGAAGAAGCTTGTTTCTAAAACAAATAACTTGCGTTTCTACGCTAAACCTTCGTGGGCGGATAAGGAACTTGTAGGGACCGTAAACAAGGGATTGGGCTTCCCTGTGGTGCTGGGTAAAGTTAAAGTGAATGGTAGCGATCAATATAAGGTACAAAATTCGAAGGGTGCAACATTCTACATCACAGCAGCCGATAAACATGTAGAACTAAAAAATAGGTAGTAATGAATAAAGCTCTCGATTTAAGTTTATCGGGAGCTTTTTTTATTTGTCTATATTTGTTATAATGAATTATTGGAAGATACTAACACGAAAGGAAGGGCTCTATGTCACATTATGAACAAGTTAGGCATGCAATATCTGCTAGAAAACACAGCTTGGGAAATATAATAGAAGGAATTACAAACAGAAAAAATAAGGTGCAAGATGAAAATCACGAAGCAGAGGAAAAAATGATACATAGGCTTCGTCAAATGGAAGAGACAACACAGGACATGATTTCTTACTGCGAAAATATAGAGAATGCTTTACGGAGGGAGGTATAAAGATGTCTACATTGATTGATATAGATACAGCCCGTATTTTGAAGCAATTAAAAATCGGGGAACAGGCAGCATCTGATTTTGAAAAGGAAGCAATAAGGATTCAACGTATATTAAGAAGCGTGGATAGGCAAGTTTCCCCCAATTTCACAGTGCGCTATTTGGAGGTAAAAGAAGGATTAACAAAAGAGATTAAAGCGGATCAGTTCACAAAACTAAATCAGGCGCTTATCGATAGTCAAACGGCAGTGCGTGCTTTGATTGAAACAGATGCGAATTTGGGGGGCGAGCGCTAA